TAAACACAAAATAACAAAAAAAGAAAGAAAATGGCTGATTTATTGATGAAAATGCCGATACCGTATGAACCAAAAAGACAAAACAGGTTCATTCTTCGGTTCCCAACAACATTGGGTATTAACGAATGGTTCGTTGAATCTACGTCAAGACCACATATAACTATAAACCCTGTTGAGATTCCCTTCTTAAACACTTCAACCTATGTTGCAGGTCGTTTTACTTGGGGAACTCTTAACGTTAAATTCCGTGACCCTATTGGTCCGTCTGCGTCTCAAGCTCTTATGGAGTGGGTACGTCTATGTGCTGAATCAGTGACAGGTCGTATGGGTTATGCCGCAGGATACAAAAAGAACGTCGATTTAGAAATGTTAGACCCAACTGGTGTTGTTGTTGAGAAATGGATTTTAGAGGGAACATTCTTATCGGATGTTAACTTTGACTCATTGGCTTATAATACAGACGCTTTAGCAAGTATCACAGCTACAATGCGAATGGACCGTTGTATATTAGTTTATTGATTTTTAACTATTAAAATATTTCAGTCAAAATATATTTAAATCCACATGCTTAGGTATGTGGATTTTTTTGTTTCTATTTAAAAAAAAAGAAATTACTGTATATTTTATTATAAAAGACAAACAATATGGACCAAAGTATCATTGACGCAGGAACGGAGAGTTTTAACTTACCTCACGATATAGTACAACTACCTTCAGGTGGTGTATTTTATAAATCAAAAAAGAAATCAATTAAAGTCGGTTACTTGACCGCAAATGACGAAAACGCTTTGATGGGGGCAACACAAATGAGTAATGATAATATCATTATGACTTTATTACGTAGTAAAATTTATGAACACGATTTAAGACCTGAAGAATTATTGGACGGTGATATTGAGGCTATTCTTATTTTCTTACGTAACACTTCATTTGGCCCTGAATATAAAATATCTGTAACTGACCCCAAAACAAGTAAACCTTTTTCACATACAGTAGTATTGGATGAGTTAAACATTAAAAAAACACAACACCAACCTGACGAAAATGGTGTTTTTACAACAACATTACCGAAATCAGGAGTTTCGGTTAAATTAAAACCATTAAGTTTTGCTGAAACAACTGAAATCAGTAAAATGGCTGACCAATATCCTGTAGGACGAACGGCGCCAGTCATTACTTGGAGACTAGCAAAACAAATTATTGAAATTAACGGGAATGATTCCAAGGAACAAATTTCAAATTTCGTTAACTCAATGCCAATTATGGATTCTAAGTATATCCGTAATTTTATTAGAGAAAATCAACCTTCATTAGATTTAGTAAAATCAGTAAAAGCCCCTTCAGGAGACTTGGTATCTTTCGAGATTACCTTTGGGGTGGAGTTTTTTCGGCCTTTCTTCTAATCACAAACAATTTTTAATTGAGGAGTATTATTTTTTGGCGAGATTTATAAGATTATCTTATACTGAATTTCACATTATGCCAACTTATATGCGAAAGTACCTAATCGATAGAATTATTGAGGACAATACACCTAAAAACGGTTAGTAAAATTGTTTTTGGTGTATTTATACATATATAATATTTAAACTATGGCAGGACCTGAAGATAACGAACTTGGCGGTGACTTTTTAAGTAAAGTCCAAGGAGCCCTCGAACAGAGTGTTGGTAGAATTACCGACGCTTTGGCAACTAATTTACGTGCTGGTGATATTGCGAAACAAATTCAAGAAATTGATGATAAAGCGACAACCATTGTTAAATCTTTTGGTCAAGGTCGTGAAAACATTGTTAATTTAAAGGCCGCTATGGCCGATGCGGCCTCTGAAGTTGAACGAATGGGGGGTAGTTTTGATAATATTGTCACTATCCAAAAAGACGTTGCCGAAGCATTAGGCAGAAATTTAATACTAACATCAAGTTCTTATAAAGATTTATATGCAACTGCCGAAGTTACAGGTGAATCCGCAAAAACCCTTGTCACTAATTTTAAAGCTGCGGGTATGTCCGTATACCAAGTGGCGGGTGAAATGAATAAAGTTGTTAATGTTGCTAGAGAGTCAGGTGTTAACGCTCAGGCGGTTAGTAAAGAGGTTCTTTCAAACATGACCGCATTAAATCAATTTAATTTTGCGGGTGGTGTTACAGGTTTGGCTAAGATGGCGGCCCAAGCGTCGTTATTAAGAGTTGATATGAATAGGACTCTTACATTGGCGGATGACTTATTTAGTCCTGATAAGGCAATTGAATTAGCGGCATCTATGCAAAGATTAGGTGTTGCAAATTCTGAATTATTAGACCCTTTACGTTTAATGGATATGGCTCAGAATGACCCCGCTGAACTTCAAAACCAAATCTCAAAAATGAGTGAACAGTTTGTTCAATTGGGTGAGGACGGTAAGTTTGAAATTATGCCAGGTGCTAAAAGACAATTAATGGAGGTTGAAAAGTCTTTGGGTATGAATAAAGGTGAATTAGCTAAAATGGCGTTAGCAAGTGCTGAGGTTGCGGATAAAATGCAAAAAATTAAATTCCCGTCAAGTTTTACTGAAGAAGAAAAAGGGTTAATTGCGGGTATGGCCGAAATGGGTGCTGGTGGAGAGTATAAAATTCAATTAGGTGACGAAGAATTAGGTATTAATGAAGCAATTGAAAAACTACAAAAAGACCCTGACCAAATGAAGGCTCTTAAAGAAATGGCTCAACCAAAAACTATGGAGGATTTAGCCAAAGACCAACTAACAATTTCAAAATCTATGGATAAGTCGTTAGAGTCTATTGCCAATAGAACAGGACGAGCATTGGCTGGTAGTAAAATTGCTAATCAAGCCTTAGAAGCTCCAAAACTATTATACGATGCGGGAGCTGAAGCCTTATCTGGGGATAAATTAAGTAGTAGAAATATTAGAAGTGGTTTAGGTTCAGGGGCAGAAGAAGTTTTAGGTTCAATTAACAAGATATTTAAAGGTGAAGGTTCTTTAAGTGATACTTTTAATGTGGTTAAAGATAGTATGTCAACTAGTGCCAAATTTGTAGACGGAGCTTGGTCTCAGGCATTAGATAAGGGGGCCGCAGCGGCATCAAATTTGGCAAAAGAACAAAACATTTTTCTTGAAATGTTACAAAATGGTAGTAAAAAATTAGGTAATGCTTTTATGACTTCCGAAAATATACCCACAACAACTGCGAAAGATATGTTAAAGTTACCTGGTCAAAATGTTGAATTTTTACCTGAAGATACCTTAGCGTCGTTCACTAAAGGTAAGGATGTTTTATCTGCGTTAATGGGTTCTAATAATAGAAACGAACCCCCAACACAAAGAATGACCGATTCAGGGCCTGTTAATATTAATTTAAACATAACCGCACCTTCAAATATTGATACTTCTCAACTTATGTTAGCCTTTGAAAATTCAGGAGTTAAAGAAGCCATGGTTACTGCGGTTACTAAAGGTCGATATAATAATGGATTAACCGCCCCAACATCTAATCAAACACAATTGATGGAAATGGCAAGTATGAGAGTCTAAAAATAAACATAATGTCTATTTATAATAAAATTATAGAAAATGCCTGATAGTACATTATCGTTTGTTAACAGTTCTTCATTTAGAAATGCGTTATTAGCCACAAATTTGGAGCCATATGATGTACCTGGTGTTTACACACCACCCTCAGGACCTATTGCCTATGAAATACAACAAACAGTAAGTAATGTTATTGATTCACCCGATGGTTTAATTGCTAATGACCCATTTGCAGCGATATTATATCCATTAAATGAATACGGACCTAATGGTGGTTTTAATACAACTATCACATACAATGGACCTCCATTACCCGTTAACCCTAATCAAGGGGAGTACAGTCCAACAGATACGGTATTAGACTTAGTTAATGAGTTTTATATCGACGCCGCATATATTGAAAACATATATGGACCTTCTGGTGGGTTTAATGATATGGTAGTTATTACGGATATCCAAAACAATAATAAAATTTATCAACCTTATTGGAATCCACCAACATTTGTACCGTCTTCTTATACACCATATAGTATATTATTTTCAGATAACCCAAATGGAACTGACGGTTCATTATCTCAGGATTCTTATATTGCTAAAATTGGGGCGGAACAACTTAATTACTTATTCCAACAAAGAATTGCCGCTGAGATATTTCAAAATACTGTTGGTCAAGTTAACTTAGATTCTTTAAGTGACCCTTTTGAGGCTGCCTTAATTGCAACAGGACAAGAACCATTAATTTATAAAAACTATAGAATTACTGTCCCTGAAAATCCTATTGTTGCGGCGTTTGATTTGGCAACTAGATTAGCAAGTGCTTATTGGCCTGTTTCTATGATTCCTGGTGATTACTTCACACAACAACACAAGCCAGGGTTTTTATCACAACAAACATCAAACGCTTTAAATGTTATCAATCAACTAACGGGAGGGTTTTTAGGTCCAATTCTAAACACATCTAGAAGTGCATCTGAATTATTTTTGGCCAATACGGGTAACGGTCAAAGGTCAGTTTTATTTCGTAATATTGATTATAACAGATATCAACCTGATTATAAAAATCAATATGGTGGATTATTAGGCGTTGCTCAAGGTTTGGTTAATTTAGCTGTTAATTTAATTAATCCTAATAATGGAACTTTAGTTGGTGGTTATTATGTTGGCAGTAGAAATGCGGAACCATCAACAATAACATCACCAGCAAATCAAATACCAGTTAATGTCTTTGGACAACAGGACCCTGCGCCTGTTTATGGACCTTCAGAACTTGCAATATTATATGAAGGTAATAATGAAGTGTTAAAATTTGGTCTTGCGGCAAAACCATTAAGTGATGGTGGTGGTATTGACGGACAATTTGTTTGGACTTCACCTAAATATAAAGGTAATGCTGGTTTTAATGCAACACCTGGTGGAGGTACAGGTAGTTTAGACCCTGAGTTTAACCAAGTTAGTAGTTACTATACAAGAGATGAGTCAACTAATATAACATTCAAAGAGACTTCAATTTTAGACCAAACTCAAAGATTAATTGAGTCTGCGGATAATGTTACGGGTATTTCTCGTTTAAAACATGTTGGTAATGCAATTAACCAAGTTAGTAAGGTATTCCATGATGGATATAAAGAAATAACTAAAGGTTCTCAAGTATTATCGTACACTGATTTTACTACGGGGGCAGAAAAAGGAATTGAGTATTGTCGTGTATTCACTAAGGACACACCTTACTACACTTACGCCGATTTACAAAAAACTGATGGTATTACTACTTCGGGTAGACGTTTTAGTAATTCTGTATTTGATAACACATACAACTTAAACATAGCCCCACTTAAAAACCCTGGTTCAACAAATATTCAAATGAATAACCAAGGTAAATTAGTCGCTAAAAAATATATGTTTTCCATTGAGAATTTAGCTTGGAGAACTTCAAGTAGACCAGGATTTACATATGATGAATTACCTACATGTGAGAAAGGGCCTAATGGGGGTAGAGTTATGTGGTTCCCACCTTATGATTTAAAATTCTCAGACCAAAGTTCTGCGAATTGGAATTCACAATCATTTTTAGGTAGACCTGAACCAATTTACACTTATAAAGATACAAGTAGAACAGGAACACTTTCTTGGAAAATTATTGTTGACCACCCTTCTGTTATGAATGTTATTGTTGAAAAACAATTAAAGGGTCAAAGTAAAGAAAAATTAAATTCAATCATTGATTCGTTCTTTGCGGGTTGTGTGAAGTATGATATCTATCAATTAGGACTTAAATTTAATACGATACCGACTAAGGATTTGTATACCTACCAAGAGATATTAAATAACCCTAGAATAACTAAAGAAGAGTTACAAGGTATTAATCAATCTATTCCTAAAGATAATTCGGGTGGGTTGGTGACTAACACTGTTGCAACTCCCGCAAATAATACTAATAAGGCGGACACACCTGACAATTCAGGCGTTGAATTTGAAAACGAATTTAACGAATTATCGTTCTATTTTTACAACGATATTCCCGACCCTAACACAAATAAAATAGTTTCGTCAGTACCTTATCAAGTAACCTATGGAAGTTATACCGCGTCATCATTCATTAGTAATTATGTAGATAAAGCCAATGCAGTATTTGCACCAAATTTAAGTTATTGTACAACAAACTCATCATATTGTGATACTAATAAAAAAGTTAAAGAGTTTTATGATACGGTAATTATCGACAACTTTAATACAATTGACAATGCGGATAACGGTTTTATTAAAAAGGCGTTTAATTTATTAAAAGAAAAAAACGCAACAATTAATTTAACTTTAGTTGGTTCGGCTTCAGCACCTGCCTCAGTACCATATAACATAAATCTTTCTAAAAGAAGAAATGATTCTGTTTTACAATATCTTAAAATTAGAGGTAAAGAAATTGGGTGTGATATAACACCGTTTATTGATAGTAAAAAATTTATTTTAAATGAATCCGCTTCAGGTGAAACAGAAACTGTGGTGATACCAAAATCGATATCTGGAGGTGCGGGGGCGTCGGTTAATTGTACGACTGATATTAACAATGGTTCGGGCGTTGTTACATCTAATTCACAAATTTATTCGGTTGATGCTATGGCTTGTAGACGTGTTAAAATTGTGTCTAAAGTAGTTTTACCGCCAGGGGAAAGTAAAAAAGATACACCGGCCAGCACTACAGAAACCTCAACACAACCTAAAACTATTGACATAACAGTTAAACCTATTACCCCAAAACCAACGGTTAGCATTGAGACAAAACTTAAAGAAGGTATTGGTAAACGAATATTAAGACAGTTACTTTCTGAATGTGATTATTTCCAAGTAATTGAGGAAAATGTTCCGATGTTATATGACTCAATAAAAGAAAAAATTAAGTATTTTAATCCTGCGTTTCACTCTATGACACCTGAAGGATTGAATGCTCGTTTAACCTTCTTAAATCAATGTGTTAGACCTGGTGAAACAATCCCAACAATTGGTCCTGATGGTAAACCAAAATATAATGACGCTGTTAATACGTCATTTGGAGCACCACCAGTATTAATATTACGTATTGGTGACTTTTATAATACAAAAATTATTCCTAAGAGTGTTTCATTCACATATGAACCATTGTTATTTGATATGAACCCTGAGGGTATTGGTATCCAACCAATG